TATCGGTCCTCAGATTTTCCAATCAATCCGTGCGGCGTTAGTGGATCCAGAATTGGAAGACTTGCCAACTGACTTTGTACATGGTTTGGACTATCGCATGAAGAAAACTTCAAAAGGCGGTTATGCTGACTACTCAACATCAAGTTGGGCACGTCGTGAGCGTCCACTAAGCGACATCGAAAACGCCGCTGTCAAACAACATGGCTTGTATACCTTGTCAGACTTCTTGCCAAAGAAACCAGGCGAAGTTGAGTTGAAAGTTATGAAAGAAATGTTTGAAGCAAGTGTTGACGGCGAAGCATATGACTTGGAACGTTGGGGACAATACTTCAAGCCAGCAGGCATTGGTCAAAATACCGGTGATCCTGTTAGGTCAACTCCTAAAGCATCTGCGCCAGTTACAGATGACATTGACGAAGAAGACGCACCTGTAGCTAAGGTAGCAACTGCTCCAAAAGCAACTACGCCAGCTGCCACAGAAGGTGGTGATTCACGTGCTCAAGATATCTTGGCAATGATTCGCAATCGTCAGAAGTAATAAGCAAGGGGACTTCGGTCCCCTACATCATTTAGGAGAATTAACTTATGGCTACAAAAGCCTTCGATTTATCGAAATTTAGAAAAACATTAACCAAGTCTATTGACGGACTTGGAGTTGGATTTAATGATCCAACAGATTGGATCAGCACAGGCAATTATGCATTAAACTATCTAATCAGTGGAGACTTCAACAAAGGTGTTCCGTTAGGTAAAGTCACTGTATTTGCCGGCGAATCCGGCGCAGGTAAGAGTTTTATCTGTTCAGGTAATCTAGTACGAAATGCTCAGAAAGATGGCATTTATGTTATTTTGATTGACTCGGAAAACGCACTAGACGAAGCATGGTTACACGCACTCGGTGTGGATACTAGCGAAGATAAACTTCTTAAACTCAATATGGCAATGATTGATGATGTGGCTAAAACCATTCATGAATTTACTAAAGAATACAAGGAAATGACTGACCGTCCGAAGGTCCTCTTTGTCATAGACAGCCTTGGTATGCTCTTAACGCCAACTGATATTAATCAGTTTGAAGCAGGTGATTTGAAAGGTGATATGGGTCGTAAACCTAAAGCACTAACCGCACTTGTTCGTAATTGTGTTAATATGTTTGGTAACTTAAACGTAGGTATGGTTTGTACAAATCACACATACGCAAGTCAAGATATGTTTGATCCAGATGACAAAATTAGTGGCGGGCAAGGCTTCGTCTACGCATCTAGTATTGTTGTTGCGATGAAAAAACTTAAACTTAAAGAAGATGAAGATGGCAATAAGACCAGTGAAGTAAATGGTATTCGTGCCGCTTGTAAGATTATGAAAACTCGGTATGCAAAACCTTTCGAGACTTTGCAAATTAAAATTCCATACGAAACAGGCATGGATCCGTATAGTGGTCTAGTCGATATGGCTGAAAAAGCCGGCTTGCTAAAACAAGAAGGCAACAGACTCAAGTATGTTGATCCAGAGACAGGTGAAGAATTCAAATTCTACCGAAAAGAATGGAAAGATGATAAATTAGATATGATAATGAGTAAATTTCATATCAAGCCTACAACAACTACCATTCCAGAGGAGATAGAAGAGAATGTTGAATGATACACAAATTGGTGACATCTGGTTACTTTTTAGCGACTTTATTGACAAAAAACAAATCGAAGCAGTAGCAGAACGCTATGTCGAATTGTTAGCAGACTTTGGAGTCACTGATCGGACATTAGAAGCCGCTAGCGGAGTTGACAGTAATTTAGATGCCGCAATCGAATATTATCTTGATGACGGTGAAGAAGCAGACGACATTGACGAATTGGACTTTTAATGTGGTATACTAAGATTGCTAAAGACATTAGTCACATTCCTGATGCTGTTCAATACTATAACGATGAGTTAGAAGAAGCACGTAAAGAAGTTCGTGTTTTTGGTAATATTGAAAAAGCATCAGCGGCCATGCCTGGAATTGTTGAACAACGTTTTAGTCAATTGCAGGAAATTGAGGCAATTTTGGAATATCTTAACATCGAGTTACGTCGTTTAAAAAGTCAAAACTTTAGAAAGTATCTTGAGAATTATCAACGTGCTCTAAGTAGTCGAGACTGTGAAAAATTTGTGGAAGGTGAGGCAGATGTAGTTGACTTTGAAAAAATTATCAACGAATTTGCCTTACTACGCAATAAGTGGTTAAGCATTACTAAAGCATTAGATATTAAACAATGGCAACTTTCTAATATTATTAAATTACGAGTAGCAGGTATGGAAGATGCCACACTATAACTAATTTGCTCAAAATTGTGACTATAGGCCTTAAATAATATTGAGGCCTATTTTTTTCTAAGAGGTTGACCTTTGAAATTTGTTAGTGTATACTTACTGTATGATGACTATTGATAACTTACTAGTAGAAATATTATGTCAACCTGACGATTATGCAAAGTCGGTATTGACTAAACGTGACTTTGATACGCTAACCAGTTTAGAAGCCGCAACTAAGCGACCTACGTTTATTACTGAGAGTCAATCAAGATTATTAGTAAAAATTCTCAAAGAAAATCAAAAAAAATTAACTGAATTTGATAAGAAAATAACAGAAGCCATAGTGACCCCTGTTTGGTCTAAGAGCTTTAGGCAGATAGAACAGATAAGAACACTAACGATTGAAAACGATCGAGATAATGGCCAGTTTTTAACCATAGAGTTCACATTCAATCCTCAAATTAGGAAAATTTTAGGTGACCTTAATAAAGTTGTAGAAGGTAACTTTACCTCTAATGGTAAGTTTTATCAAGCAGAACTAACAGAAAAAAATATCGTCTTGTTAGTCGATACACTAGCACCGTTTGATTTTACGATAGACGGAAAAATCCAGGATTTTTACAAAATCATTAAATCTTGGTCAAAAACAGAATTTGAAAATCAATATCTAATTACAAATTTTGAAAATAAAAACTTTCAAAAATACATTACCGAGGACTTGGGTATAGAAACCTCGATAGATCAAAATATTATAAATGACCGAAGTGTCCGTTACCAGTATTTTGTGGAAAATCCTAAAAATCCAGGTGAAAATTTGGTGGAATTTATTGCCAACAGATCTGAGACCAAAGTGTGGATTAACAAAAATGAACACACTATGACTGAAATACTAGACGCACTTAATAGTTTAAAAAGACTACCAACCCTAGTTGTGTTTGAAAATTCAGACGATGAAAAATCACTAAAAAATCTGGAAATTTTGAAGGAATCTTTGGAAAATAACGGTCTAGATTCAGGCGTCGGAATTTATTTTAGATTGCCTAATAATCAAACCGGACAAAAATTTAATCAACTTATTAAAGATAATAAATTTAATCATCCACTAGATAATACCACTAAGATTGCTGTTGTGCAAAGTGGAAAAATTCCAAAATTTTTCCTGAAAAATACATGGCAACCGATGAGTGTGATTGCACTTGATACTAAGATGGGTTTACGTCACGGCAAAACTAGTGTATACTCTAACTGTTGTGATTTAATTATTGAGTGGGCAGATGCACCTGTATTATTTGAAAAAAGAACTATGCTATGACTGTTAAACTAGTGATACGAGATGAGGTTAATATTAAGTTAGAAGGCTTACCTTTAGAAGCTCGTAAGAAACTGGCTAATGCTTTTAAATATGAAATTCCATACGCTAGATATCATCCGGCTTTTAAATTAGGACGCTGGGACGGTATGGTTAGCTTGTTTGGTCTCGGTGGTAACGGATATCTAAATCAGCTAGAAACTATCTTGGGTATTTTAGGTAAGATGGGTATTGGTATTGAAGATGTAGAAGATCTGCGAGTTACTCCTAAGATAGAATTTACACCTGTTACTGAAACATACTGGGCTGACCAAGGTAAAGTGTGGCCAAAAGGTCACCAACAAGAAGGCCAACCTATCATGTTACGTGACTACCAAGTAGAAGCAATTAATAAGTTCCTTGAAACACCCCAGGCCTTACAAGAAATTGCCACAGGGGCTGGCAAGACTATCACTACAGCAACACTATCACAACTATGTGAAAAACTAGGTCGTACAATTACTATTGTTCCTAATAAAAGTCTAGTAGAACAAACAGAAGAAGATTTTATTACTGTTGGATTAGATGTGGGTGTATACTATGGTGATCGTAAAGATTTAAACAAAACACATACAATATGCACATGGCAAAGTTTAAACATTTTAGACAAGAAAAGTAAAAATCATGAGCAAGAAATTGTTACGCTAGCAGAATTCCTTGACGGTGTAAAGACAGTTATTGTTGACGAAGTACACATGGCCAAAGCAGAAGTGCTAAAGAATCTACTTACGCAAAATCTGTGTAATGCCGCAATACGTTGGGGGTTGACTGGCACTGTACCTAAAGAAAAATTTGAAAGCGAGAGCATATTTGCATCAATTGGTCCGGTAGTCGGAGGCATTAAAGCACACGAGTTACAAGCAATGGGAGTTTTAAGTAACTGCCATGTAAACGTAGTTCAAATGATAGATTTACCAGAATTTACCGGCTATGCAGAAGAATTAAAATATCTCGTCACTGATGATGACAGAATGATCTATATCTCAAAATTAATTAAAAAAATATCTCTAACAGGCAATACTCTAGTTCTAGTTAATAGAATTGATTCAGGCAAATTTATAATAAATGAAATACCCGACGCAGTATTTGTATCAGGTGAAGTTAAAACTAAAGATAGAAAAGAAGAGTATGACGAAGTTAAAACAAGCGATAACAAGATTATTGTGGCGACTTACGGTGTGGCCGCTGTTGGTATTAATATCCCTAGGATTTTTAATATGGTTCTTCTGGAGCCCGGAAAGAGCTTTGTTAGGGTTATACAATCAATTGGCCGAGGCATTAGAAAAGCCGAAGACAAAGACTTCGTACAAATCTGGGATATAACTAGTACCTGCAAATACGCAAAAAGACATCTTACTGAACGTAAGAAATTTTACAAGGATGCCAAATATCCATTTACTATTGATAAGATAGATTGGCAAAAATAAGGAATTATGCAGATATTAACATTAGATGATCAAACATTTTCATTAAACAATTTACCGGACGAGGTAGATGAAAACACTAGATTTGCAGTACTAGATAATAGCAATCCATCGGAACCGGACTTTTTCTTCATGCCATTAATATTTTTAGAAAGTTTCAATGCACCAGCAATGGTATTACGTATAGGTGAAGACGAAGTAACTATGCCTATTGACTGGTGTATTGCAGTCGGTGATAGTCAAAGTGGATGTGATATTGAAATATTACCGTTAACAAGTTTAAATGATAGAGGATTTGAAGCACTGTGTTTTAATCCGTTAAGTTCGTTTAGAGTAGAGTTTAAAAAAATAGAAATTGTAAATTTTTACAATGATGTTAAGTGGTACTTTCCAAAGATGAAAAATGGTCAGTTACTCGCCACACCAATAAGACAAGGTTCTAAACCTAGCTGTGTTTACTTTGTGAAAGAAATAAGTAGACAAAGCGAGATTATTCAATTAGATAAACTATTATGACACTAAAAGTTGCTTATTTTCAACCCACAACAATAGCTATAGATGATGTACCTCCGGTACAGTTTAGTAAAATATTCAGCCTAGCTGAAACTTTACATTTGCATCCTGAATTAAATGATAGCGGAGATCCGTTAATCAGTGTTCGTGGCGGACAACAGATACAGGTGTATCCTAACCAACTAGGGCTAGATGTTGAGTGGTTAGTACCTTGGCTAGAAAGTATTTGCCAGGGATATTTAGAATTAATTACTGCACAAAGTGGCGCCGAAGAATTAAAACTATGCAAGGTTAAAATTGTAAGTGTTTGGACTATTAGACAGCACCAAGGCGACTATCAAGAAATGCATTCACACCCTCGAGGACATTTGAGTGGTAACATTTATATTAGCGCACCTGAATTAGCCGATAATAGTCATCCTAGCGATGGTAAGATATTGTTTAGATTACCGCATACTAAGGACGTGAGTAAATTTATTATGAACGACACATGGAAATATGAACCAACTCCTGGCACTATGATATTATTTCCAAGTCATATACCACATACTGTGTACCCTTGGCGTGGAGTCGGCAATAGAACTGTTATGGCATTTGACGCTATTTTATTACCTAAGGACTAACAGTGGGAAGTCTTAAACCAGGAGCAACCTACGTGTACGAAAGAAATAATGGCACAGTTTATGCTAGAGAAATTGGCGCAGATCCTAGCACACGAAAAGAAATTGGTTGGAACTATGATCCACGTACTAGCGATGGTAGGCCTTTGCATGATCATACTATGGACGATAAACTTTGGGGTGAAATTCGGAGAGAAGCAAAGACCAATCCTACTTTACAAAAGGCCTTGGATCGTGCTATAATGATATACAAACTAAGTAAAGACAAACTATGAGTGATAAAATTGAACTTAAGGAAAAGATAGCATTTGTTGATTTAAATGCCCGAGCTGTTTGGGATGAAATGACTCCCGAACAGCAAAAAAGCCTTAAGGGTGAATTTTTTATTCTTAATAGATATATCAGTAATGTACAAGGACAAAAGCGTGAAGTCCAAGAACATTTTGTTTTAACTGTTAATGAGTATTTTAATAAGCACTGGAACTTACTGCAAAAACATCCTAAACTATTGTGGATTTTGTTATGTATGTGTAGTTACAACGGACAGGCTACATTCTTTCATCAATGGTTAGGACACAAGAAAAAAGAAGGCAGTGGTGGCAAAAAACTTAAATTTTTACAAGAAATCTATCCCAATAGAAAAAATGATGAACTTGAAATGCTAGCAGATATGTCAACAGACAAGGAAATAAAAGATCTGGCTCGTAAGCATGGCATGGATGAAGCTACGATTGCAAAGAAACTTAAATGATGTCATTGATCAGTCAGCCGTTTATCTGTCAATTTTGTAATAAAGGGTTTATGCAGGAGAAAACTCTATTTGTTCACGTGTGTGAACAGAAGCGTAGATATCTAGCACGTACTGAAAAACATGTAATACTAGGCTATGACACATTTAATAAATTTTATAAGATGAGTCAAAATCATAAGGGTGATAAAACCTATGAAGAATTTGCTAGGAGTCCTTACTACAATGCGTTTGTCAAATTTGGCAGTTTTGTCAGCAATGTTAATCCTTTATATCCTGACAAGTTTATTAACTATGTTGTAACTAGCGGAGTTAAATTAGACCACTGGTGTAGAGATGAGTTGTATGATAATTATGTTGTACACTTAATTAAAAGTGAACCGGTAGAAGTCGCATTAGAGCGCAGTATTAGTCATATGTTATCGTGGGCTAATGATAACAACTCACAATGGGATCATTATTTCCATTATGTAAGTCTAAGTCGAGCAACATTCGATATCAAAGATGGAAAAATAAGCCCTTGGCTTGTTTTAAATTCGGCTAGTGGTAAAGAAATGGTGAAAAAATTCAACGACGAACAATTGACTGCTATCAATACAGTTATGGATATTCCTTTTTGGTTAAACAAATTTAAAAAATTGCCAGCAGATATAGAACTAGTTCGGCAGGTGGTTAGAGAGAGTAATTTATAATGCCAGATATCGATATAGACTTTTTTGATAGAGAAAAAGCACTTGAAAAGTTCAAGCATGTCACTGCGGCTATTGACGATAATGGAACTTTTAAAAAGCACAACACTGGTATATATTGTACGTCCATTCCCTACAATCCGTTAACTGGGCTAAGTACTATAGATTACAAAAAAGCAGAAGATAGGGGCTATTTTAAGATAGATTTTTTAAATGTAAGCGTCTATGAAGGTGTTAAAAATAAAGAGCACTTAACTAAACTATTGGAGACTGAACCCTTATGGGACCTACTACTAGAAGACGACTTCACAAACAAATTATTTCATGTGAATGGACATGGTTCTATTCTCCGTCAGATGAAGCCAAGCAGTATAGAACAACTGGCAGCAGTTTTGGCTATGATACGCCCTGCAAAACGCTATCTAATCGGGAAAGACTGGGATACAGTAATGGGCGATATTTGGGCAAGGCCCGAAAACGATGAGTACTATTTTAAAAAGGCACATGCTATTGCCTATGCACATGTAATTGTAGTACAGATGAATTTAATTATTGAAAATTTACTTGATTTTACGCACAAGTTGGACTGATTTTCGTTTAACTCTCTTCATAGTCAAGTTCATCAAATTAACCACAGGCCCTAGTATAATACGAGTATCTTTGCTGTTAAAGGTTTTTACAGCGTAGTGAAATGGCGCAATTTGTTCTCTACAGAATATGTTAATGGGAAACTGTCGATTTGACTCCCACCACCATATTTCTCCTATTTCGAGAAAAAGTGTTTTTTCCTCGGGAGTCCGTATAGAATTAAGGTCGTAAAAGCTAGTTACGAACTGATCCTGATTTATTATGATACCTACGTATTCATCCTCGCCATAGTTAATAACGCTGATAAACGGTAGATTTTGTTCTATATTGTCTCTTAATTTTGCCATAAATACTTTAAAGGTTCCGCCAGATGCAAAAAATTTCAAGTTATTTATATCCAAATAGAATCATACTTACAGCTGATCTGGCAGGATCTATACCTACGGAGTATACCAACGTGTATCAAAGAACAATAAAAATTTATCGAGGCGTTCCTAATGTCCTAGAGTTTGACATAATCAATGCTGATCAGAAACGTATCGACTTATCTACAGTTACAAGTTTAAGTTTGAATGTTATGGATACAAGCGGTAACGGACTTCCAAATAGCCCTTATACCATCACTCCTAACACACCGATCACAGGGCTATCAAGAGTTACAATACCAGCTATTGATATTGCTGGTTTAAAAGATCAATACTTACAATATAGCGTAACCGCCGTTATCAGTGGAGTTACTACACTATTGTATGGCGATACGAGATTCGGCGCAACCGGCACCATTGAAATCATGGGATCAGCAGTACCAACGGCGAAAACAAATCTTGTATATAATACTTTTACAGGCGAGATTGATTTTGCCGGTAATGTTATGCATCATAGTTCAGCGATCCCAGCTAAATTTTATGAAGCAGTTCCTACAACCAATTTAACTTTTGCTGTAGATATTAGTTCAGGATTCGCAGGTACCGTTTATGTAGAAGGTACAACCGACATGACCATCAGTGTTAATAGTTGGTTAAATGCAACCAAAACTACAATTTTTGATAACACTAGTAGCGGCACTACTACCTCGGCAGAAAGTATATCTAGTCTTACAATCCCAATAGCAAATTATAACTATTTTCGAGTAACTTGGCAATGGCCAAGCACTACTAGTATCAGTTCCTATATTACCACTTATGGTGGATACGGGGCAGATAATGGGCCCGGAAAGGTTGTATCTGTCACAGTTTCCTAGTATAATTAGGCTATGAGCCTAATCGCAGATACACTACAAACTTATCTACCTGCAAAACGAAAACATACTCCAAGTGGTTGGATAAGTTTTAATGCTCCCTGCTGTGATGACAAACGACAGCGGGGTGGATTTATTATCAATCAAGGCGATGCCGTAAGTTATCATTGTTTCAATTGCGGATTTAAATGTTCGTGGCAACCTGGCAGGCACATCAGCCAAAAGATGAATAAGTTTATGCGGGACCTTAATATTCCGGATGATACCATTAATCAACTTAGACTAGAAGCACTTAGATTAGATCAAAACACAACTACAGAAGTTCGAAGTATAATTCCTAAATTCGAAACAAGAGCATTACCTATGGATGCTCGTAGTTTTGATGAATGGATTACGTTTCTTAAGCTGACAGATGATGAGTATGTCATGCCCGATGCATTAAACAAGGTGGTAGAATATCTGGTCAAACGAAATATCGACATATTCGGTTATCCTTTTTATCACACTAATAAAGTAGGATTCAACAACAGAATTATTATTCCGTTTTTATACAAGGGAGAAATCGTAGGCTGGACAGCTCGTGCGATTAATGATGCTCAACCTAAATATCTGTCGGAACAACAGCCTGGATACGTGTTTAATTTAGATAATCAACATGATGAACGAGAGTTCACTATTGTTTGTGAAGGTCCGTTTGACGCACTAAGTATTGATGCGTGTGCTTTGCTAGGAGCGGAGATAAAAGACAGTCAAAACTGGTTATTAAAACAGCTAGGTAAAGAGATTGTACTAGTTCCAGACAGAGATCATGAAGGTCCTAGAACAGTAGAGCAAGCAATTGAATACGGTTGGTCTGTTAGCATGCCCAATTGGCCAGAAGGTGTTAAGGATGTTAATGATGCAGTGATCAAAATAGGAAGATTGGCTACGTTGTGGTTAATTGTTTCAGCAAAAGAATCAAATGCATTAAAAATTAGATTACGAGCAAAACAATGGTTCAAAGACTAATTAAAATACCTAAACACGGTGGGCCAGACGGCGTCGGATTACCTCGTACGGTATTCAATCATTTGCTTAGTATGATGGAAGATGCTACAATTAAAGATGAAGAAATTAAAGGTGCAATAGAATTGTGTTTAAGTGCTAGTACACAATCAGAATGGCAAATATATAGAGAAGAATTGTTAGAGAAAATAAAATGAAAAGTCACTACTATGTCCGCCCGTTTTATTCAAAAGAACAATGTCAAGAAATTTGTTCTAATTTGGAACGAGATTGTAAAATAACACCGGCTAAAGACATTCCATCATTGGGAGTAGTTAAATCTGCAAAGGTTGATCTAGTAGCTTGGAAACTTGCTAAAGATTATATTAAAGATTTAGAACAGCATGTTATTTTTACAAATCAAATGTGTTTTGGTCTAGATCTCTATGATCTAAACGACAGAATATGTGTAAACTACAATCAATATCAATCAGAGGTCAACGGTGAATATGGTTGGCATCAAGACTATAGAGAAAACGATATATGGGACGTTAAACTAACAGCTATAGTTAATCTGTCAGACGAAGAATACGAAGGCGGCCATTTTGAATTGTTTTTAAAAGGCGGTCCACGGCGGATTTTAGAATTAGATACACCAGGTTCAGTTATAGTATTTCCATCGTGGACTTACCACAGAGTGACTCCTGTAACAAAAGGTAATAGAAAAACGCTTTCAATATGGTTCACTGGACCTTTGCTAAAATAATAAACACTATATGACACAAAATACAGATTACGGTTACGATATACAGAAATTATACCTAGAAATGATGCTAGCAGATGCGGCAACATTTGTTCGTTGTCAAAGTATTTTTGACGCAAGTTTGTTTGATCGCAAGCTCCAAGTGCCTGCAGAATTTTTAAACAAATATGTTGAAGAACACAACGTTATGCCTACACAAGACATTGTAAACGCCGCTACTGGCAGTGATTTTAAGGTTTCTGCAGACCTACGTGAAGAACATTTTGACTGGCTAATGAATGATTTTGAAACATTTATACGCCACAAAGGACTTGAACGAGCTATTTTAGAATCAGCAGACTTGCTGGAAAAGGGCGAGTATGGTCCTGTTGAAGAAAAGATAAAAGCCGCGGTCCAAGTAGGCTTAACTAAGGATATGGGTACTGATTATTTCCTAGATCCACGTGCTCGTCTAATGAGGATTAAAGATAACAACGGTCAAGTAAGTACTGGTTGGAAAGCTATGGATGATAAATTATTCGGCGGTATGAACCGAGGTGAACTGAATATTTTTGCAGGCGGTTCAGGCGCAGGAAAATCACTATTTTTGGCAAATTTAGGTATCAATTGGGCACTTGCTGGCTTGAACGTGGTGTACCTGACATTAGAACTTTCAGAAGAACTAGTGTCTATGCGTATGGATGCAATGATAACTGGAATGGCCACTCGTGAGATATTTAAGAACCTCGATGATGTCGAGATGAAAGTTAAAATGGTAGGTAAAAAATCTGGTACTTACCAGGTAAAATATATGCCGAGTGGTAAAACTGCCAATGATATTAGAAGCTACTTAAAAGAATATGAAATCAAGACAGGCCGAAAAGTCGATGTTCTGTTAGTTGACTACTTGGACTTGTTAATGCCGCAGAGTAAGAAAATTAGTCCAGCAGACCTGTTTATTAAAGACAAGTATGTTAGTGAAGAATTACGAAATCTAGCGGTAGAAAAGAACTGTGTGTTTGTAACTGCGGCACAGTTGAATCGTGGTGCTGTAGAAGAAGTTGAATTCGACCACTCACATATTTCAGGAGGCTTATCCAAGATTCAAACAGCAGATAATGTGTTTGGTATTTTCACAAGCCGTGCTATGCGTGAACGTGGTCGCTATCAAATCCAACTGATGAAAACACGTAGTTCCAGCGGTGTTGGTATGAAGATTGATTTAGAATTTAATATTGATAGTCTACGTATTACTGACCTAGCCGATGAAGACAGTTATGGTAATCTTAACAGCCAATCTGCAGGCTCTACTTTATTAAATTCAATTAAGCAACGTCAAACAATTAATGCATCAACTGGTGAAATTAACGATCCAACAACCGGAGCGGCCGTGCCAAAAGTTCGTGCGCAAGTTGAGTCGAGTAAGTTGAGAGAACTACTTAATAATCTTCCATCAGACGATATCTAGCACATTTTTAATTAAAGAGATAAGTACGTATATAATACTTGTGAATCTACGCCATGGAACTATACCACTTACGCTCAACCGATGATCCCCTTACTAGAGTTATTCAGGACGACCCAGTGCGTCCACATATTCCTTTAAGCCAGCGTATAAATGAAACTGCTGAAATTTTAATTCTTCGAGCAGGAGAAGAAATACTAGCGGCCACTTGCCTGCAATGGTTAAGCGATATACCTAAAGACGAACAAGATTTAATTAACATGGGCAAAGATAAAAATACAGCAGTATTTTATACTATCTGGAGTTATAAACCAGGCGCGGGCGCCGCATTAATTAAACAGGCTGCCGAATGGATTTTAGGTGAATTTAAAGATGTTAAAAATATTGTTACACTAAGTCCGCAAACTGAAATGGCTCGACGTTTTCATCTAAAAAACGGTGCTACAGTACACAAAACAAACGAAACATCAGTAAACTATCAGTACTACCACAAAGAATAAAAGCAGGTAAATACTAGTTATAAAGGACTAGTATTCCATGAGCAAAACAGTACATTCTGTTAAATTATTCCCATACGCCAGTGTAGAGTTAGATCGCCTAAGCTACATGAATGGCGATATAGTCTACGATTCTACCAACGGCACTATTAGAGTAATGAATGGTACTAGTCAAGGTGGTATTAAACTTGCTACCCAAACATGGACTAGTAATTTACTTAACTCATATGATACGATTACTGCTAGAAATACTGCGTTAAGTTCATATCTAACAACTGCTACAGCAAGTAGTACCTATGCCACACAAGTAAGCCTAAGTTCATATCTAACAACTGCTACAGCAAGTAGTACCTATGCCACACAAACAAGTCTAAGTTCATATCTAACAACTGCTACAGCAAGTAGTACCTATGCCACACAAGCAAGTCTAAGTTCATATGTAACTACTTCATCTCAAACATCTGCACTTGCTCTTAAGGCACCTATAGCTAATCCTGTACTCACAGGCACACTAACAGTACCAACTGCAATTATAGGCGGAGTTAACATAAAAAGTTTAGCAATAGCAATGGGAGCCGCACTGGCCTAATATCATGACAGTTTCTGTAACATTTCCTTCAAATCCAACACTATATCAATCATACTCTACCGGCAGCGCCACTTGGGTATGGAATGGAATAAATTGGACCTTAGGCCAGCCAAGTCTAGCATCGGTAGCTACTAGCGGCAACTACACTGATCTTATTAATAGACCCGACCTAACACAGTATGCTACTTCTGCTAAACTAAGTCAGTACGCAACACTAGCTAATCTTAATTCATATGCACTAGCGTCAAATCTTGCAACTTACGCAACTGTAGATAATTTCAACACTTTAAAAACTAGTACCGTTACTATTAATGGAACCAGTATTGTTTTAGGAGCATCTGGAACTGTAACTGCTAGTGCCGGAACTTTGACCGGAAATACATTAAATAGTACTGTAGTGAATTCAAGTTTAACTAGTGTAGGAACGTTAACTACATTGAGAGTAAGTGGAAACGCATATATTGGTAATATCAATATAAAAAGTTTAGCAATAGCAATGGGTGCCGCACTAGCATAACCGGAAAAATAAAATATGACAGTACAAATAAAATTAAGAAGAGATACGGCAGCTAATTGGGTCAGTGTTAATCCTACATTAGCCAGCGGTGAACCGGGATTAGAAACTGATACCCTTAAGGTAAAATATGGTAATGGCATTGATCCATGGGTAACACTTCCATATCCCCAAAATAATGTTACACAAGCACCTGCCGCAACACTAACCGGAGTCACGCTAGCTCCAAATGTAACAAATTCAAGTTTAACCAGTGTAGGTACATTGGTAAATTTAACTGTAACAAACACTATTACAGGTAGTATATCAGGAAACGCAGGCACTGCTAATCGTGCTACCGCAGTAGCAGGTGGAATTACTAATCAACTACTGTACCAAACAGGCGCAAATACTACTGGATTTATTTCAGTCCCTGCTGTTTCAAATACATTTTTATCTTGGTCTGGATCGGGATTTGCATGGGTTTCTAGTAGTACTGTAGCGGCTGCCGGCACACTAACCGGCACTGCCCTAGCAAGTAATGTAGTAACTTCAAGTTTAACCAGTCTAGGTACTTTAACCGGACTTACTAGTTCAGGTGCAGTAGCAGTTAATTCATCGAGTGGAATTACAACTAGTTCAACTACATTTCCACTAGTCAACACTACAGCAACTACAGTCAATTTTGCCGGCGCCGCAACTACATTGTCAGTCGGAGCAACTACAGGAACCACAACAATTAACAGTACTACACCTAGCACAGCTTATAATAACGGTGCTCTAGTAGTCAGCGGCGGCGTTGGTATTGCTGGAAATACTACCATCCAGGGTACTTTAACTGTGGGTACCACAAACATTAAATCATTGTCAATAGCCATGGCAGCGGCCCTGAGCTAAGATAAATACATGATAAATAGTCAATAACGGAGAATTAAATGGCAAAGAGTCAAATTAGACAATACGTGTTTACACCAGGGGCTAATACACAAGCACCCTTTAATGGCACGATTAAAGTAGCAGGAAAGTATGATCTAAGTCAGATCTTATTGATTACTAATAGTACTAGTAACACAATATTGTATAACTTTGCCGATCCTAGTTTTAGCGGTACAACTGTAGGATTTAGCCGTGCAAACGACACTACAAACTTTTTTAATTCACTAGACAACAGCGACGGTATTACTACAATTACACTAGTAGGTGCAGATACCCACTTGATGAGTTCTAGCGATCAAATTCAAATATTATACGAACGTCCTGAACAACTAGTTCGCATGCCAGAAGTTGGTACAGATGCATTTGAACGTACTCGTGTTAGTCCCCCACAGTCTATGCTTGACGCTGACTTTGAGTATGGACTACAACCAACTAAATGGTTGACCTATGATTTGATACGTGGTTATCCAAGCGTTTATGAAGTTCCAGGTACAGATCAATCAGTAACAAGTGTTACTACTGATGCTTCAGCCGGTACAGGTGGGGTAGGCGAAAGTTTAATTACAATAACAAACTCAACTGCTTTTCCAGCAAGCTGGGCTGTAGGTACTCCGATTACAGTTAAAGGTTATTTGAACACAGTTCAAGGTTTTGCTCGTGCAGAAGGTAGTTTTTTGATTAACTCTGTAAGCAGTAACGTATTAACCTACTATGCAAAATCTAAAGTAGGTACAACTAACGGTGATGTTTTATCGCAAACCTATACACAGCTACGTCAAGGTAACTTCTATACTGGTTCGCCAGTAGGCACATCAACATTTAGCGCAAGCGCCGTGACTGCGGTTGGAACATCTAGTTCAGGTGCTATTGCAACATCTGGAACTACAGTTACTGGTTATATCGCTGGTACGATACTAACAACATCAGCTGGAAGTCCGGCAATTGGTCAAGTACTGACAGGAAACGGAATACTACCTGGAACCTATATCGTATCAGGAAGTGGTACAAGTTGGACTTTAAATTCAAGTCAAACACTAGGTTCAAGTGGTAGCCAATTGGTATTCACTGCAACTACTAATACATTTACCGCAGGCGGTACATCGAGCGGATTTGCTGTGGGACAAACACTAAGCGGTACTAACGTATCTACAGGTAGTGTAATTATTGTTTCAGGTTCTAGTACATTCCCTGGTGCGTTTAACGGTACTGGCGGTAACGGAACTTATGCTGTGCTAGTGGCCAGCACTACCAGCGGTGTTACTATTAACGGTACCACTGCATCAAGTACGATTACAGTAACATTTGCTACTAACCATGGTTTTGTTCCGGGTAATACAATTATTGCACAAATTGGATCAGATACTGGTACCAACAACCACAGTCTAGCACAAGGTCCATTTTTTGTTGAAACAGTTCCAAGTTTAACAACAATTACCTACACAGCTCGTGCAAGCGGGCAAATTTCAGGCACACCAACTGGTGTGATTTACTCACGCCCAGATGCTTTTTATCAGCATAGACCATTCGACGGTGGTGTAATGCTAGGCACCGGTGGACCAACTCATGGTTCAATGGCAGTACGTATGAGTAAGAAATATATCCGTTATCAATCTGGTAAGGCTATTAACTATAATACCGGTGCACTATTTGCTCCTAACTATGATATTCGTTCAATTGCGGCAACTAATGCTACAACTACAACTTATACAACAACATCAACTGGTACGATCAGTACAGGTTCAACAGTAATTACTGTTACTAGCGGAACTAACGCTATTAACGGTATGTTAATTAGCGGTACAGGTATTGCCGTAGGTAGCTATATTGTTTCTGGCGGTGGTTCAACTAGTTTAACAATCAGTATTGCCACACTATCTACTATCAGTGCTAGTACTACTATAACATTTACTCCAGGTATTACTATTGAAACAGACGACACTGATCACGGTTGTCAACCAGGTGCTCAGGTTAACATTATCGGTGTTACAACCAGCGGTTTCAACGGTGTTTACACTGTTGGTGCGATCATTGACGAACGTAAACTAATTGTTCCGGTCACCTATGCACTAGCGACAACAACGGGTGCTATTGCTAGCCCATGTACTATGCAGATCATCGGATGGTGGGGTGCTACAGTACGTGCTGGTACATTTGACGAACAAAACGGCCAATTTTGGCAGTGGGACGGTCAGGCCATGGCAGTGGGACGTCGCAGTTCAACATTCCAGCTTGCCGGTACAGTAACAGTAAATCCGGATTCAAACCTAGTAACAGGATCAAATAGTCGTTTTACTAGCCAATTGATCGCAGGTGATCGTGTGGTTATTAAAGGTATGACACACGTGGTTACTACAGTAACAAGTGATACACAAATTTATGTAACTCCAGACTATCGTGGCTCAGTAGCTGGCAGCGGTGTTAAGATGGTCAAGACTGTTGATCGCCTAGTACCACAAAGCCAATGGAACGTGGATCGTTGTGATGGTTCAGGTAATGCATTTAATCCAAGTGGCTATAATATCATTGTTAACAAGATGCAGATGATTGGTTTACAGTGGACATGGTACGGTGCGGGATTTGTTGACTGGATGCTACGTGGTCCAGACGGCAAGTACCTAACTGTGCATCGCCTACGTGGTAACAACTTGAACACAGAAGCTTACATGCGTTCTGGTAACCAGCCTGTTCGTTATGAAGTGGTTAATGAAGCCGCTCGTACTAGCCTAAGTAGTGCCGCCCTAGTAGGTGACAACTTCTTAAGTCTAACTGATGTTACCTATTTCCCAACACCAAGTGCGACATATCCAGCGTACTGCTACGTTGAAAATGAATTGATCAGCTATACAGGTAAAACTGTCAGCACACTATCACAAGACAATACAAATCAAACTATCCGTGCTGGAACACTAACAGGCGTTAGCCGTGGTGTTAGTTTGCCAGTCTACGTAAGTGGAACAACACGTTTGTTCACATCAGGAGCGGCTGCTGGACATGCCGCAAGCACTGGTATTATACTTGTTGGTCAAACAGCTACTCCAAGTATTAGCCATTGGGGTTCAGCGTTCTTACAAGACGGTGGTTTTGATAGTGATCGTGGTTACATCTTTAACTATCAAAGTATTAACACCAGTATTAGTACTCGTAAAACTACAGCGTTTGCTATTCGTCTAGCACCAAGCGTGTCGAACGCTATTGTAGGCGATTTAGGTGTTCGTGACTTGATTAATCGTGCGCAGTTGTTGTTACAGACAATTGAGATTACAGTTGGCGGCTCATCTAATACTAACTCAGCTGTGGTTATTGAAGGTATTTTAAATCCAAGTAACTATCCAAGTAACGTGTCTAACATTACTTGGAACTCATTGAACTCAACAGCACTACAAACTGGCCAGCCTAGCTTTAGCCAAATTGCTGCCGGTACTAGTGTAACATTTGCTAATAATAACACCCAAAGCCCAACAGCTAACATTGCTATCCAAACTGGTTCAACTGCATTACCAGTTAGTTCAATTAGCGGTATACAAGTAGGTGATGACGTAAGTAGCGCAACCAGCACTGGTTTCTTGGGATTAACCAAAGTAACTGCCGCTACTACAGCTTCGGCAACATTTACCGGTTCAGTAGTAACAGCCAACACTGCTGGTACAGTAACTAACGGTGCTTATATCAGTGGTACTACACTGTACTTGTTTGCTCCATCATCAGGTGGTACTACTGGATTCGCAGTAGGTGCTATGATCACTGGTAACGGTGTTGCCGCTGGTACATTTATCACTGCAATCTTAACTGGTTCAGCTACAACAGCTCCAAGCTCATTTACTGTAAGCCAAACACAGTCAGTGGGTAGTCAGCAAAGTTTGACCACAATGACAGCTACTCTGTATACATTTGCTCCAACATCAGTAACTGGTACAATTCAAACAGGTATGCAGTTAACAGGTGGTTCAGTAACAGCTGGTACATATATTGTTGCACAGTTAGGTGGTACTATAGGTGGTGCAGGTACATACGCTGTTAACCAAACATTCAGCAACACACCAACCGGTGCTAGTGCTAGCTTTATACAGATTAACCAAGCATTGACTAGTACTGTTCAAGCAGGTAGTATAATCACAGTTAGTCGTTCAACTTATGCTATACCAGGCGAAACTGTATTCTCGTTTATTAGTTCGCCAGCTAACAAGGACTCATTAGATCTAACACCATTTAAGGAATTGACCAACACGCCAATCGGTGGACGTGGTACATTCCCCAACGGTCCAGACGTACTATTCATCAACGTGTACTTGACACAGGGTGCGCCAGTGTTGGCCAACTTGGTTCTACGTTGGGGTGAAGCACAAGCCTAACAAAAAAACAAAAAGCACTCTTCGGAGTGCTTTTTTTTGGAGTAGCAAGTGGATTATTTTCCAGACCTACATGACTTTCAATATGTGGCTAATGTACACTGGCCCGGACTTGCCGGACAAGTAGATTGGGTCTCGGGTGTAGAAGAAGTAGAACAGTGGCTCACGGGCTATGTGGGATCTAAATATCAACGTTGGGCATGGCATTGGGCCCTGGAGTGCTATGATGTGTCAGTGGCATTTAAATACGACAAACACCGCAGTTTATTCCTCTTGGCGTGGAGTTAGATAAAGGTAAAGACCACTAGTCTCCGACGGTAAAATCCCGGAGCATAGCGCCAAGCATGCTGACGTTGAGTAAAGGCCACACACTGATCTTCAACACAGTCAATTTCATCTGTTATCTGCCAGTTATCGTCCCATAGCACTGTGGGAGTGTTGGGAATAGTGTCCAGATACCATATCCAGTTCCAATGTGGAAATGTATGATCCACATGCGGTAGACTAAACTCAGCATCAGTTGAAAAACTCATATTAAGGCTGGCCCTATAGATCTTGGTCCAAGGTACAGCATTGGCAGCGGCCCAACGAGCAAATATGTTTTTAAAAAACTCATAAAGTCCGGGATCTACTACAAGTCCTTCATGTTCGGGATTAACTGTGCGTATCATAAGATAATGAAACATATAGGGAATGTCTGTGGCATTAACCGCCTGTTCGGGATGCGTAGCTAGGCCCACTGTATGATCATTAGCATACCAGGGCATGACCGCTGATAGCACATCACGATCTATGATAGCTCGCTCTTGCCGAGTGAGTATTATGGGTGCTCGTACTAGTCTGCTGGTTAGATACATGGGATCCTCGTGTTTTTTGCTCTAGTACTTATTAGATATTTCTGACCTAGAGAATATTATTTGCCGATAAATATCTAATGCGAATTAGAGAAATCATCAAAGAAGCTAATCTTAAACGTCTGTTTCAAGATCTTGCAGATCTAGCCGAGCCCGAGTTTATCAAGCTGTATGGTAAAACCAAGGCACAAATGCAAGCGAGTTTTGCCAAAGAGCCCGAAGTTCAGCAGACTCTAAAGCAGTATGATAGCAAGCGTATTCCCCGTGGATGGCCACAACCACCCTGGGACATGAACACGGTCAAGGCCTACTTTCGCCTAATCAACCGTTCAGAAGCGGAAGCTGCCAATGCTTATCAAGGAGGCTGGGACGGTCCCCTGCAGAAACAGCCCAAAGAAGCAGTAGGCGATAATCTACAGGCTCCCTATGCTGGTCAATCAAGTAGATTTCATCAAATGGAAGCACAGGGTCAAGAGCTTACTGTCTGCGTGTTCAAGGGCATGAGCCATGGTACTAGGGGCAATCAAGCCTGTGAGCAGATAGCAGAAGCTACAGGGGGTCGAGTATGGGGGCCCACTAGTGAAGCTAATGTAGGATCAGTAGTTGCCGAAGCCAGCAGATACTATCAAAGTCGTCCTAGTACCAAGCTAGTACTAGTGGGCTACTCAATGGGCGCAAAATGCTGTTTACTCATGCAGGCACTTAGACCCGCACTAACAGTCAGTATAGCAGGATGGTACTCTACAGTAGAACAGCTGGATCATCAGGCCGCAGGTGACTATTGGAACTTTTATCAACAGAAAGAACTGGATCGTTGGAAAAAGGCAGTGTATAAACCTACAGGCGGCCACCCTGTTCAAGTAGATCTAGATCATAATAATATCGTGCCCGGTGTGATGAGCAAGGTCATCGGATTAATCAACGCAAAGCGGCAGCGCAAAAATTTTTACTCGCGAAGCAAAGCGGAAAATTTTTAGGGTACACTACGCGAAGCGTAGCGGCAAAACGCAAGTTCTGCTAGCGGGCGCACCTTATGGGCCTAATGGTTATCTAGGGTGTTTTACAGTAACTGATCAGTTCAAGGCCGGAATCAATGCCAGTAGGCTAGTAGTATAATGCCCGCAATGATCATGAGTGCATAGGCAACAACAGCACCTACAAATACGAAACTAGAGTATAGTCCAGCTATTGACTGTTCTGGTAAGCCAGTAAATCCTTGTGTATCTTTATCGTTCATTATAAGTTCCTTAGATTGTTACAAATCCCACTAATAAGTGCATTGGGATTAGCTGAATTAGCGTTAATGCGAGCAATATCTTCTATGGCCAGTTCAAATAGTTCTTGACGTGATTCTAGCGTGTAGTAGCGATCACGAAGCGTACTAGCTTGTATAACGCTGATTAACCCGCTTAATAAACGGCTTAGCCAAAGTGAGTAGTTCATGGTTAAACTAATCCGGGACGCGACTCTAAGCAGAAACAGGCAATGGCTAAGACTATACATAGCACAAGCCATGCCCATTTGATGGGGCCTACTTCATCTGAGTATCTACAGTAGTAACAGTCCATGTCTGGATCGTAGTGATAGATCTTACCGTGCCGTTCGATAGTTTCATTATAGAGTTCATTCATAGTCTAGTCCTGTAGCTAGGTTCTGTGAGTCTAATACCCGCCCGCAATGGTCAGAGAAACGTAAGATAAACTCTGTAAGAATAGGCCCATGGGGAACCCAAAAGCGTGTGCGATTAAGGTGTATTTCATGGTCCAGGCCGTGAGCTCGGATCCAGCCAACAAGATCCGAATGTCGGGGGTTTTGATTGAGTATATAGTAGTGACGCATACAGTATATAGCATGAATTGGTTCTAGCGGGGCAAATTTCTATAGCGCAAAAAAATCCTGTGAAGTACTTATGGAAAGTCATGAGATAAAAATGGGTCTAAACAACCATGTAATCATCTAGTAATCTAGTAAATACTTGTACACAGAATTTGAACTGTGTATAGGGAGGTTGTATGTATGCTATAAGATATTTAGATCACAAGCCCCAAACTAAGCTATTACACTCAGAGAATCCACCAAACTAGACTGTAGAGATCACTGCTAACTAACTAGACGGGTCGTGCCCGAAACCTTAAGCCCTATACGTAGGGCTTTTTTATTGATCTAGCTTGAGTATGCGTTGTAGCCAATAGCCTAGAGCATGTATGGGAGGGACTACAGCAACACAGCAGATGCATGTAAGCAGGATCCAAGCGACTTGTTCTAATAGGGGCGACATAGTAGTATATAGCCCAAATGGGTCCTAGCGATCTAAAAAATCTGTCGCGCAAAAAATTATAAAGAAGTACTTATAGTTTTAGATGGTGAAAATACACTCGGTACCCATGCGCTGTTGTACTATTACAACACTTGTGCGTGTGTATGCCTCCCCACC